TGTAGCTTAGCTCTCCAGTTGAGCATGCTCCTAAGAAAACTAATATCCCTGCTATTCCTGAATTTATAAGATTCCATACTATTTCTTCTTTGTTTGTTTTGAAAACACTCTTTTTTTTTGTCATTATGAAGCTCCTGCCCTAGCTCTTGCTCTATCAATTTGATTTTGCGCTCCTGAAGCATTAGTGAAATAAGCATAACTGAAAGGGAGTAGAGGTGGGCTTGTTAATACTGCAAGACTCATAAAGAATTTTCCTATACTTTTATTTCTTTGAAGAATGTCTAGTTGGCTATTTGCTTCTGAAGCACTGATATTTCCAAATAATAGATCCTTTTCAATTTGGCTGGCTTGTATTCCTGCTCCTGAGATGATATTATCTGAAGATAACCATGCAGCTAAAACCTGAGATGTTGTTATAATTGCTTTATGTTTCCAGTATAATCCTGCCACTTTCTTTATTGTTGAGATCTTTTCTACAGTTGCCATTTTCATCACTTTTGAAGATGCATTTGCTAGTGTTCCTTTACCAATTCTAGCAGTAGTTCCAGAAGATATTGTTGAAGTTGTTGCTGGGAAAGCTATTTGAAAGGCTAAGATTCCTCCTGCAGCTACAGTTCCCACTCCTAAGAATTTTCCTATAGGTGTGCTTGCTATTTCTTGAGTTGTTGTTTTTCCAATATCAACTCCCGTTGTGGCATTTAATCCGAATGAGATAAAGTTTCCTGCTAATACTGCAGGCAATAATCCTATTTTAGCGACGCTGTTAATTATTCCTTTTTCTTCTGGAGTTCCTCCAAGAGTATTAATATTTTCTTCTACATCAAGAGCGCCTAAGATCTTCTCTCCTGTTTGTTGATCTATCCTTCCTGATTCTAAAGCTGCTATTGTCTCGCTTCTTTTATCATCTCTTTCTCCTTGAGCTTTTTCTTCAGGAGATCTTGCTTCTAGTTCTGCTATTTTTGCAGGATCAGGCACAATAGATTGGCCTTCTTGTTTTGTAGGTGTCCCTTTAGGAATGAATGTTGGAAGATCCTCTTTTGCATCAGGCAGAACTTCTCCAGTCTTAGTATCTCTAAAAGTTTTCTTCCCAGTTTTTTTATCTTCTATCTTAGTTACTCCAACTCTTTGAGTAAATGCTCTTTCATCTTCTTTCTTTCTTGTTTGTATTTCTGAGTTTCTTATCTTAAATCTTGTCATTGTCCTTCACCTGCAGTAGTATCACTTGGTTGATTAGTTTGTTGTTGAGGAGTTCCATCTTTCTTTTGATCTGATAATAATTCATTCTCTAGCGACGCTGGGAAGTTAAGTTGTATATCATAAGGAAGCTGGATTGCTATTTGCTCCTCTATAAATAATTGTTCTTCCTCTATATTTTGTTGAAAAGCAAGGTATGCGATCTTTGCACTAGCTTCTGTAAACTCTCCACTTCCTCCTAATATAATCTGTGGCACTTGTGCAGTTTGATAAAATTGAGTGTTAAGATATTCTAACCATTGAAAAGGATTCATTGTTGCGTTAGGGGCTACTGCTAGAACTTCAGGCACAACAACATCTTTCGGAACGTAAAAGTTTCCCCCCTTAGAATACATTGTGTCCATCTTTTCTTGGAAGGCTGCGATTTCTGTAGGATCATCAGTGTCTAAATGGAAGATCATTATAGGGTGTAGATTCTTTTGCATCACTTTTTTGAAAATACTTTGCACTTCATTCTTTGCTAAGATGATCCATTCAAGAGATTCAATTAAACTAATTCCATGAATTTCGTCTGCCACTCTATTTCTTGGTAGATGTAAGATTTTCTCTGGATCTAGTTTTCTCGGTTCTTGCCCTTTAACTTTAGAAGTTTGCTCATACCTTTCTATTACTCCTTGCTCATTTGAAATAATTGCTATTACTGCAGGATCAAGAGGTTTTAAATTTATTAGATCTGCAGTTTCTTCATCTCTTATAATCTCTGCAAAAGCATCTCCATAGATTTGCATGTCTCTGGCTAAGTTTTCTAAGATTGTGTTGAATGTATCTTTGCCAAATCCTCTTATTTGCTCTAAAATTGCTTGAGTTCCAATATCTGCTTCAAAGCCTTTTCCTATTGTCCATGTTGCTTTTGCATCAATAACTGCTCTTAGTTCTGGAATGTCTTTATAATAGCCTAGATAATCAGACGCTTTAGTATTATCCCATCTCCATTCTTTCTGCCCCCCACCAGCGTCGGTAGTTTGACTAGGAATTGAAAAGTCTTGGATTGATCCACTAAGATCACTTTCACTTGCGGAGGTTATTCTTGTTTCTGGCATTTTATATATCTACTTTGAAAGGAAGGTTTAAAATAACTTCGTTTCCTGCGGTATTGGGATCATGTAGCAAAGTCACTGAAGTAGTGATACTTCCTGCTTCTATATAGAACATTTTTATCTTTAATTTTAGTCTGTCTTTTAAACTAAATGTTTTTTTAGTTAAATCAATTTGAAAGCTCGGTGTCTTATCATCAAAATATCCTTCTGCACTTCCTAGTAAAGTTTCAGTAGTTCCTCTTACATGATAGATCTCTGCTGAAGTTTGAACATTATCTGCTCCCGAAGTTATTTGATAACTTAGAAAGGCCAGTCCTTCTACTATTGCAGGGCTGTTAAATTCTCTTTCAAAGTTAATTGCTCCAGCTTCAGTATCAATACTTGTGGAAGTTACATCTCCATCTGAAGTTGAGGATAATGTTGCAGAAATAAAGTTTGTGCTTGTTAGAACATAGGGATTAATTAAGTTTCCTCTTATTTCAAAAAGTAAAGTGTCTCCTGCATCAAAGCTCCAATTAGTTCCATTATCTGTTGTTGTAAAATAAGCTCCTGCATATCCAGATCCTGCTGTGTCTTTTCTAATAGTGATACTTCCTGCTCCCTCTGAATAAAATACTAGAGCGTAAACTGTGCTTGCTTGTAAAGCTGTTCCTGCATTTTTTTGAACTTTAGTTAAATCAATTTCCCACCAGTCATTTGCTCCATCTTCAGAAATTTGGATGGCTCCTTTTAATCTTAATAGGACTGTTCCGTTAGGCTCTCCAGTTGTTGTCTCTTGAATTTCAATTAATGTGCTTGTTCCTAGATTAGTTCCATCACTTTTAAATCTAATTTTAGTAGGATAAAAAGCATCTGTTCCCACTGTAAAAGTCTGGGCTATTTGATCTCCCGAATTATTCCCTGCTGAACTATTTGAGTCATCATCTACTTTGTAACTTGCATAATCTTCCGTCGCTGAGGGGACTGTTCCCCCACTTAAAGAAAGATAAGCATTTCTTGTTAGTATATCTACAAAATCAAAACTTGCGAATGTTCTATTTCTTGAGGGGAATAATGATTGCCCAAAGTTTAGTTCTGTCATGCTGCTTCTCCGAATGGCCTTGAATAACCTGCATTTAAACTTGCATCTGATAAACTTTGCCCGCCTTGAATAACCTCTCCAATAATTCTTCCGAACTTTCCAACCCTGTTTCTAAAATCAATTTGAATATAAACTTCTTCTCCTAAAATTCTTTCTGATAAAAATGTTGTGCTTTCTAATCCGCCTGCTTCATCTTTTTCTGGAGCATCTATTCCAGCTAGTCTTATGGGAAAATCAAAATCTCTAAAATCAGTTTCTACTCTTATAGTATCTCCATCACTTACCTTAACAACCCTCGCCATGAACCCTTCTGTTATTTGTTTATGTGGTGACTCAAAATAATAAAATTGCATCTGAGAGTTTCTTAACTCTGGAAACTTCTTAAAATCATGAGTCATTATGCATTCTCCATAAATGTTTGCTGTTTCATGTCTCTTAGAATTTGAATGTCTCTTAGAAAACCATCTCTCAAAATATTTATCATATTCTCTGCTGTGGATCTTCCTACTGAGTCCATATCAAATTGAATAACATAAATCGCTGCTAGATTAGATGCTGCTTCTTTTAAAATTCCCTTAACATCTATATTTAAGGCTGGATAATCGTCGCTCCAATTAAATCTAGTCATAACATTAATAACTGACTCTGCTTGAGTTATATAACTATTTATGTATGCTTCGACATTTGCAGTTGTGCTTGCATTGGCTCCTGCCTTATATTGAACTTCTGCTGTAGTTGCGAATATTCCTGTATCTGCCATAGTTTATTTAGTAAACGTAAAGTTTTAAATGTTTGTCTTTTGAACACCAAGTTGCTCTTTTCAATGCTTCGAAGATATGTGAGTAGATTCCATATATTTTCAATCTCCCGTCTGAAGTGTCACACTGCATTGATCTTAAAGAGTGTCTCAACCTTTCATCATCAAAAAGTTTAATCTTCCCTTGCTCCATTTGAACTTTAAAGTTGATTGACATATCTTCCCCTAGCAGCGCTTTCTTTCTTGCACTTTTAGCTCCTCTCTCTTTGTCTATTAATCTTCGTGCGTTGTTTAGGGCCACAACTTTTCTTCTTGTCTGAGAATGTTCTATTAAAGGATCATAAACCCCCACACCTAAACCTCCATCATCAAGATAAATTTTAGTGTGATTAATTGCTAGGTCTTTGTGCAGGATTAACCTGACTGTGTCGGTTAATCTTTGTGGTGGGGGGATTGTTAAATCAAATTGTATCAAACTTTTATTCCTTCTTTGCTCCAGAGATACTAGGACAGTTTCATCTCCTCCCATTCTGGCGCAATCAATCCCCTGAAATCTTCTGCCTATTATGTCTTGATGTTTTTTAGGATCTATTGTGCAACATTCTTCAATTAGTTCATCTGAAATAAATCTCTGGATCCCTCCAACAAACAATCCTAGATATTCTTGTTGGTATTGCAGTTTAGTCATTCTTAATTTTTCATCTTTTAGAAATTCAATCATTCTTGTTCTTTGAGGATCCTTCCTAGCTTTAGCAACATCTTCAGTATTTACATGTATTGCAGTAAATTTCTTATCATGGAAGCATCTATAGAAATAACCCTCACTCCCGAAGGGTGTGCTTAGAAGGTTTATATCTCCCCCAGTTGTAGCCAACATTGGAGTCACTGCAGCCCAAACTTCTTCTGAGATAAAGTGAGCTTCATCTGCGTAGAGTGCATCTATTGTAAATCCCCTAATCCCATAACCTGAATCTCCTGTAGGTAGGCAATGAATTACTGATCCATTTTTTAATTTTAATCTTGTTTTTAGTGGTTTGTCTTTACCAGTCATGATCATAGGCCTAGCCTTTTGATAAATGTAAGAGAGGACTTTTTCAAATAATAATAATGCTTGCCGTTCTGTTGAAGCAATTATCATAATAATTTTGTTTTTATTATTGAGAGCATATTCTCCTGCCTTCATTGAGATGACTGTGGACTTTCCAACTTGTCGTCCAGAACACAGACATAGATTTCCTTTAGTAGCCAACACTTTCTTTTGCCAGTCGTCTAAGTCCATGCTTACTGGGGGCTACGTTCGTTTATATATATTTCTAAAAATTCTGCTTGGCGTTCTGATCTAAACAAAAGAACAAACCCCAACAATCGCAAACAGACATAAACACAAACAACGGGGGGGGGGGGGGGGGGCAGGACATCAGTCCTGCGAAAGACCTAAGTACTCACGTGCGTACAACGTAAGCTGCACGTTAGTACTTACGTCTTTCTGGGGGGGTGGGGTGGTAAGACGAACGTAAAACCTAAGTTGGACGTTTGTCGAAACGAACGTCTCTTACGTTTTACGTTCGTCATAACGCACGAAGGATATCGTGCGTATAGTACGCACGCATCACCTAAACTTATACGGACGTAACGAATTAGTGCGTGCGTAGAATTAAAAAACCTCTGTTTTTTAAAGTAATTAAAGTATATAAGTTATTCGGTGAGGCGTATAAGTTTAGAAGCACCATTATCCAGTAGTTATAAACTTATTTAAGCAAACAAATCATCTAATAGTATGCAATATGAAACCATAGAAAAACCATTGGAGGGTCATCTTCTAGAGCAAGAGGTTAGAGACTATATTAATTTCATAAGGTTAGATGTTCTTAATCAAATGAAAAGAAAAATATCAGGTTCAATCAATTTGATAGGTTAATTTATAAAAATACTATATGAGGCACGGCTATATCTGTTAAGGGTTTACCCCTATATGGTCATCAATCCCATCCTAAGTTAGGTTTTTATTTAATCTAAAGCAACCTTATTAGTTAAGGTATGTGTCTGTCTCTTATTCAGATAAGAGTATAAAGCACTATCTATTATGACGAATTTCCGTCATAGTAGGCATAACTACTGAGACGTAATGCTACTACTATATAGTAAATACTACTAACTACTAACGTATACATAATCATAATTAATACAGAGACACACACAGCTTATTTTAAATCATTAATTAATTCTCTTACAAAGAAATAGATAACCCCAACCCAAGTTAATGCTAGGATTGTCAAATGAGTGATTTGAGTTGGGGTCATTATGAATGGGGGTCTCGTTTATCCACAACCTAAGGACGAGATAAAACGCCCGTCAGTACCAACCCCCCAAATGCTGACTATTATTTACTCCACTTCTTAGTTTTTGTTACTACGTCTCCGTGAATATCTATTATCTTTAAGGCTGCATAAGCCCCAAGTATATCTCTTGCTATCTTAGGGCTTGCATACAACTTTATAGCGAACTCTGACGAAATCTTCTTCAGTGAAATCTCTCCATTTGGATATTTCTTCCAAAATGCTTTCATATAGTTTTCTAACCATAAATGTTTTGCTCTATGTGTTTTTTCAGTTCCCATTTTCTTGTTCTTTTCTTTCAATTTTGGATTTATTTTTTACATAAACTCTGCAAATTGTTTTGGCTGTTTTGGATTTCTTAATTCTTGTTTCACAGATAATATCCCCTGCATCAATATCCCTTGCAACAATATCCCTTGCAACAATATTCCTTGCATCAATATCCCATGCATCAATATTCCATGCAACAATATCCCCTGCATCAATATTCCTTGCATCAATATTCCATGCAACAATATC